AAACATAAGAGGCGAAAATAGTCTGCAATATGTCCACCAATTACAAAACCTCTTCTATCAGTTGTCTGGTTTCGACTTGGTTTTAAGGTGAGGCATAACTCATTTATTGGCGTTACATTTATTCGCTTATCCTTCAACCTTTATTGTTGTATATGCGAATAATAACTTCTTATTATAACTTATTACTATAAAAAATTAAAGGCTCCAACCAGGAGCCTTTTTTATTGCTCAAAATTCACTTTACAAACCTGTTACATCTATGTTACACTTTTGTAAATCAATCATTTGAGTTTTTTGGCCTTGAAGTTTTGGGAGTAGTAGCAGTATTCGTGCCGAAATTTTTGCGCGAAAATTGCCTTTTGGTACGTTTTTTTACTTTTTTGGAAATTCTATTGAACTTCTACAACTGCTGTTACATTTTTTGACAAAATGGCATTGAAACCTTTGATAGCATTGAATGTAACAGATTGTAACAAGGTATGTAACAGAGCATTTTATGAGTGTTTTTTGTTACGTTTTGTTACATTCTGTTACATTTTGTTACATCCTTTGTTACATAGTTATTTTATTGATTATTAAATAAATAAAAGAAAATGTAACAGAGAAGGTGCAAAAACGCCAAGTCGCTGAGAAACTCATGAAAAAAAAAATTTGATAGTTATTTTAGACTCCTTCTTAAAATCTGCTGTTTTAGAAATTGGCAAAAAAATGTGAATTACTTATTACTCACTTTTGTAAACTTAGCTTCACATCCTCCTAAATTTGAAGTATGAATGAAACAAAAATTGCAATTAGAACAAATGGAGCTCCATCAGCTCAAAAAAAACTTAGCTTTAAAGTAAGCATTGAAGTTAGTCCACTGGTTAAATTTTATTTGGAAAAGAATTTTAGTAAATCAAAAGACAAAATTGTTTGCCTAGATAGAACCAGTACTGCTGGAAGACATTTTTATAAATGTATTGAAAACCCATGCAATGAACAGGATAAAAGGTACAAAGCTTATCCTACTAGTGTAGTTATTGAATTAACCGAAAGTGTAATGTGCCATAGAGGTATGGTGTTAAGTCCTACAGATACTGTTGATTTTAATAACTTTGTTACCAAGTTGATCTATCAGGCAGTATGGATTTATATTGAAGCCAGAGATGAAGAAGCCAAAGGACACTATTCAGTAAAAAAACTAATGGATGATTTTTGCGTGAAATTTGGTTATGATGAAACTATTTTAAGCTATGAAAGATTAAAAAAAGCTAGACAGTTTACAGGAAATTCAGATAAAGGATTGAATATCTGTTAAAAAAAAATGTTTGCTACATACAACCCAATATAAAAAAATATAAAAATGAATTCATTTCCACATTCAGAATCACAAAAAAATATACCTGGTTACGAAAGTTTTTGGTTTGCAAATTCAGCTACCATTTCACCATTAAGTATAAATAATCAAATTTTATCTAGTGCACCTTCAATGGGTGGTACTGTTTTTTATGAAGGTTATAGCACCGATAAAAGACTTGAGGTAAGTTTAGAACCTAAATTAAGTGAACAAGGAAACATTTATGAAATATCGATTAAAGGAGTGATGCCTAAACATAAATCTGATATTTTACAGTTGTTTGAAGAATTATTAAACTTATACTTCTGTGTAATTGTTAGAGATAGGAATGGAAAATACATTTGGTTTGGTGATGTTGCTGCCAATGGATTAAATTTTAATTACCAACAAACAGATGCTGGTTACAATTTTGAATTTTCAGGAGTTCAAATTTTTGCACCTCCATTTTTTACAGGAACAATTCCTGTTTAAACTTATATTGATTTAAGGCTCGTCCCTTATCAATTCTACTCTTCTTATCATCTTTGATAGTACAATGACAAGAAGAGTAGTTCATATTGGTGCTATTTTATCGGCAAAATGGTTGGTTCATCAATCTTTTGCCGAAGCCTATTTTCCTGTAGTTCATGGCTTATTAAATGGCCAACAATTTGAACAGCAAGAAGAAAATTCACCTACTATTAAAGAAGCTGTTATTGCAGGAAGTCCTGTTTATTTTATTTCTGAGTATGGAGAAGCAAGCCCAGTTAATCAAGCCCCAAAAGGATCAGTTGCCGTTATCGACATTAAAGGGCCAATTACCAAAGCCGACCAATATTGTGGTTCTTCCGGAACAGAAACCAAAGCAGCCTTATTGCAAGCCTCATTAGATAACCCAAATATTAAGGGTGTTATTTTAAATATTGATTCTGGTGGTGGTGAAGGAAATGCAGTTGAATTACTAACTCAAATTATGAAATCGGCACAAAAGCCGGTTGTATCATTTATTAATGGTATGGCAGCATCTGCAGCATATTGGATTGCTAGTGCAGGCCATAAAATGATTATTTCTGGTAATGTTTCAGAAGTTGGATCAATTGGTGCATACATTAGAATTGCAGATTTTACCAAATACTATGAAAATCTTGGCATTGATATTAAAGAAGTTTACGCTCCTCAATCAGAAAAGAAAAATGAAAGCTATAGAGAGCTTTTGGCTGGAAAAGATGAATTGATGAAAGCAGATTTAGAAAAGTTTGTAAACTTTTTTATTGATGATGTAAAACAAAATCGCCAAAACTTGAGCGATAATGAAGACATTTTTAAAGGTGCTATGTTTTATAGCAATGATGCCTTAGAAAATGGCCTTGTAGATGAAATTGGTGATTTTTCTGCTGCTGTAAAAGCTGTTGATGAATTATCTAATTCTCCCAAATTTAAATCTGGTACCGGCTCAACCTTATTTGCCAATAATAACGATATGAAAATACAATTATTAGCCACTCAGGTGGCTTTAGCTTCTGTACTTGGTGCTCAGTTTGCAGAAAACCAAGAATCAATGGAAGTGGATTTAACTGCTGAAAACATTGAAGCAATTAATGCTTTAATTGGCATGAAATCACAAGAAGTAAGTCAATTAACTGCTACATTAACTGAAAAAGAAACAGCTTTAACAGCTGCAACTGATTCATTAAATGAGGCAAATATCAAATTTACTGAGCTTGAAGAAAAGTACAACCTTATTAAAGGTGCAACTACCAATACCATTACAGATGGTAATAATGGTGGTGAAAACAAAGGAATTGCCACTTATGCTGAAGAAGGTGCTGAGCATATTGAAACAGCTAGAGCAATGTTTAATAACTAAGCTTAATTTTTTTTACAATGAATATCGATAAACTCGTTTCTGAATTAGGCAATTACTTTCGCGTAAATAGCAAAGAAATTGCTGCTATGGTTTACAATACTGGTTCAGTAATTGAACCGTACATGAGAACCGTTACAAGAGTTAAAGGTCAATTTCCTGCCATTAACTCTATTACCAGCGATGTAATTCAAGGTTTTAAACCTGAATGGAATGAAGTTGGTGAAACAACTATTAAACCAAACATTTTGGTAGCTTACGACCAAAAAATTAACTTTCCTATTATTCCAGATGAAATTGAAGCATCTTGGTTAGGTGAGTTGAATGAAGAAGATTTAGACTTGCCTGAAAAAAGCATTTCTAAGTACATTATGGATAAGGAATTGATGCCAAAAGCTCAGGAAAATGTAAATTACCTGATGGTTAGAGGTCGTTACAATTCAAATGCTCTTGGCACATTTGGTAACTCTATGAATGGAGTTGAAAAAATGCTTGAATTAGGATTATTGTCAACTGACAATCCAATGTACCAAATTCCATTGTCTGCATTTACCAGCTCTAGCATGGTTGATAATGTGACATTGTTTGAAAAACGCATTCCAAAAGCTATTCGTGGAAAAATTAAAGCAATTTTCTTGAGCGAAGAAGATTTGGATAATTACGTTGAAGACATGTTGAACACTTATCCATTTTTGGTTGGAGCAGACAAATTGGAAATTGCTAAATCTCCAATTAAGAAAATTCCTTTGATTGGTGTTCCTGAAATGACTGCAGGCAAATTTATGTTTGCTACTCCTGATGGAAACCTTTTGAAATTGGTTGATAAATTTGACAAACCTGCTTTAACTGATATCCAAAAATTAGATTACAAAGTAAAATTGTTTTTCCGTTTCCACTTAGGTGTTGGATTCTGGACAAACCAATTGGTATTTGTAGGATTTGCCGGTGGTAGTGCTAGTGGTTTAGCTAATTCAATAAGCGGAACTCAAACTTACTACAGATACTAAGTAGTATGCCAATAGATTTGATGATAACAGAACAAGTATCTAGCAGCTTATTTAAAGCTGCTGGTACTTTTTCTAATAAAGACACTGCACACAGTGCAGAAGTTTTTGTGAAATTTAAATCGGGTGAATTGAGTTTGGTAAGTGAGCCAAATGCCAAAAGCTTTGTTGCAAATAGCGAAATAGAGTTTTTGAGTGCTCATGAGCCTGTTATTCTCGATACGCCAATTATTGGCACTAAGTTAAATTTTAGAAATGTTCATGTAACACTAAAAAAACCAGAAAAATGGAATTAGCAGAAATTTCCTTCGTAGAAGGTACAAACAACTTACCAGGCATTAGCCATATTGCGATTGGTAAATATGCAGATGTGTTTTCGTGGCCAGATGTTGTGGCTCCAAATCCAGAAGAAAACATAACTAATCCTGATGACCTTGTAACTATTACAGCTAATCTTGCTTTAAAACAAAACAAGCTTGCTGCTGAGATTTACCATACCGATATGACAGGTGATTTTAAATCTGATTTACAAGGTGAGCTTGATGCTAAAAGCTTTAAGCAAACTTTAAAAGTTAATATTCCTACAAGAGCATCAAAGCTTTTAGGAACTCTTACCGGATTAAAAGATACTAGGTTATTTGCCATTATTCGCACCAAACAAGGCGAACAAATTTTAATGGGTGCTTATGGTTTTCCTGTAAGATTAACTACTTCGCCAATTAGTTTTGGTAACAACCCAACCAGCAACCCAACTACTGAGGTAACTTTAGAAGTAGATGATCCATGTGCAGTTCGTTACTTTAGCGGATTGGTAAAAGTTGGTAGTGGAAGTTTTGGTGGTAGTGGTGCTGGTGCATTTACGCAAACTTTGTTTGCAGATTAATTAATACAGCTAGGGTAGCTTTGTTTCATCATAGGTTAAGGCACTCCTTCGGGGGTGCTTTTTCTTTTAAATCCCCTGATTAATTACTGAGTGAAATAATTTTGTTTTACCAATTAATCATCAAAACAAAAAACTATGAAGAATTTTATTCTTTTAATTTTTACTTGCTTGTGCATGGTTGCACTTGCTAGTTTGGTGGATAATAGCACGCCAAAAGAACCTCAAACAATGGAGCAATCTATTGTTTATGATGTTCAACCAGGCATTACTATGATTCCATCTGATGGTTTAGTGAAGTTTTTAGACTGGCCACCTTTAAAAAATGAGGTTGCTAACAGCTCAAAACACATTAAACCAACTATTAAACCTCCTGAAAAATCATCTCATTACCGAATATGGTACGGTTTGGTTAATTGTTAAAACATATTTCTGAGAGTGTATGATTACAAAAGGCTTTAGTTCTAACTAAAGCCTTTTTTATTGTCCCCTATCATGCGTTCGCACAAATCTATTTTTGATGTATGATTAAACAATTAAGCCTTTGTATTACTAATTACAATAGAACAGATAAAGTAATTAGAGCATTTGAACAAGTTGTAAATGATGATAGAATTTCAGAAATCATAATTGTAGATGACTGTTCACACATTTCATATTTTCAAGAATTAGTTAGGTTAACTGATCCATTTGGGCCAAAGGTTAAAATTTATCGAAACTTAGAAAATTTAGGAATGAGTTTAAACAAAGTTGAATCAATTAAAAAAGCTACAAACGATTGGTGCATTTTATTTGATAGTGATAACATTATTGATTCGTCTTATTTAGATGCTTTAAATGGTTATTTATTTCTACCAAATAACTTAGAACTTGCTGAAAATATAATTTTCTGCCCAGAATTTGCTAAACCACAATTCAACTACCAATGTTATTCAGGTAAATTGTTGAGTTCATATAATATAAATCAATTTTTACGCGAAAGTGAAATGGGTTGTTTATTGAATACTTGCAATTATGTGGTAAATAAAAACAAATACTTAGAAGTATTTGAGTTTAACCCAGAAATAATGGGTACAGATACTTTATGGTTTAATTACTTATGGCTTAAATCTGGCAAAGATTTTTATGTAGTACCAGGTATGCAATACCAACATGAAGTTCATGATGGAAGCGAATGGCTTAAACATGCCAGCTACAATCTTAAAAAAGGTGAAGAGATTATTGATTTAATTGAAAACTTATGATAGTTACTTGTAAATGCTATGGCAGATTTGGAAATAACTTATTTCAAATTGCTGCAGCTATTGGTTATGCTAAAACGCATGGTTATGAATTAAGAATTCCAAAAGTGTTTGCTCATCCGGAATACAAAGATTTCTTTGCTCATCTACCAATTTTTAATCCTGCACCCGGTGGCCCAGATATTATTCATAATTTCTACAATGAACCTAAACACTCTTTTGTGGAAATTCCCAAAATGAGAAACCCTGAGTTAAATGGGTATTTTCAAACCGAAAAGTATTTTGCTCATGCTAGAACAGAAGTTTTAGAAGCTTTTTGGCATAATAGAAATGATGAAACCATTGATAAAGTAGCCATTCATATTAGAAGAGGTGATTATCTGTTTTTACAAAATCAGTTTCCTGTTCTTCCTATGAGTTTTTTTATTGAGGCAATGAATCATTTTTCAGGTTCAGAATTCCTAATTTTTAGTGATGATATTGAATGGGCTAGAGAAAACTTTATTGGCCCTCAATTTTCATTTTCAAGAGAGCGCGACCCAATTGAAGATTTGTTTTTAATGGCTAGGTGTAAACATCAAATTATATCAAATAGTAGTTATTCTTGGTGGGCAGCTTGGTTAAATAAATATGAGTTTAAAAAAGTAATTGCTCCATCAATATGGTTTGGCCCTGCAAATGCTCATTTAGATACCAGTGATGTAATTCCAGAAAATTGGGAAAGGATTCAAATATGTTAATTAACCTAACAGATATTTTAGAGAAATACAACATTTCTCCAACTGGTGTAATTCATGTAGGTGCTCACCATGGCCAAGAATATGGAACCTATGTTGAAAATGAGATTTTTAACGTATTGTTTATAGAACCTTCACCAAATGCTTTTAGTGTTTTACAAGAAAGGTTTCAACATAAACCTCATGTAGAATTGGTAAATGCTGCTTGTGGTTTGGAAGAATCTATTCTTCAAATGAATATTGAAAACAATAATCAGGGCCAAAGCAATTCACTATTAAAACCTAAAAAACATTTAGAAGTCCATCCAGAAATTCAGTTTACCGGAACAATCGATGTAAAGGTGATTCCATTAGATTCATTAAAAACAGATTCTTTGAATTTATTGGTAATGGATGTTCAGGGATATGAAAAGTTTGTTTTGCAAGGTGGTACCGAAACTTTAAAGCATGTTGATTTTGTTTATTCTGAGGTAAACAAAGCGGAATTGTATGAAGGTTGTACTCAAATTAATGAGCTTGATGAAATTTTGAATAATTTTACCAGAGTGGAAACAGTTTGGTGTGGTGATACGGGTTGGGGTGATGCATTTTGGATTAGAACTGAATTATTGCCAAAAGTTCCAGAAACATTTGTTCCTATGGAATTTAGGCCACCAATGCCAATTAAGTACCCAGAAGACAATAACAGGATATTTGAAATTGAATATTTTCTTCAAAGTGCATCAATGCCAGTATTACCTGAAACATTTGATGGAAGAATCTATTTGCCAATTTTATGGACAAGTTATTATGTACTTCATAACTATGGAAAAGATTCAATTGCAATAATGAAGCTTCAAGCTTTTATCGATTCTTTGCCAAAAAACCTAAAATATTATACAATTGTTCAATATGATGATGGTATTTTAAATAATATCTCTAAATTAGATATTCAAGTTTTTGCAATGGCAGGTAAAAGAATCGATTATGCTTTGCCATTATTATGCCAACCACATGCCTGGACATTTGACGTTCCTAAAAAATACATAGCCAATTTTGTTGGAAATGATAATCACGCCATTAGAACTAATTTAATTAGAACTACTCGTTTAGCTGGTAGGTATTATGTAAATGGTAGAAGATTGGATTTGCCTGATTTTTGTGAATTATTGGCAAAATCTACATTTACATTTTGTCCTAGGGGTTATGGTGCCACATCATTCAGAATTCAAGAAGCTTTACAGCAAGGTTCAATTCCTGTTTATATTTCTGATGAGCATATTTTACCACATAATTCAATTATTCCATTTACTGATTATGGTTTAATCATTCATCCAAATGAGGTAAAGGACATTGTTAAAATAATTAAATCAATTACTCAAGAGCAAATTGATTCAATGTTAAATGCAGGTAAAAGAGCATATCAGGAGCTTTACACTTACGATTCAAACATTAAAATTATTAACCAAGTTGTAAATGGAATTCTTCAATAAAACATTTGATAAAATTTACTGCATCAATTTAAAATCTCGCCCTGATCGTAAAGCTCATGTTGAATTACAATTTAAAAAAGCAGGAATTGAGGTAGAATTTATTGAGGCAATTGAAGCTAAATCTGATAATAAACAATTTACTGATGGAATGGTAGGTTGTTTTAAATCGCACCGGTCTATTTATGAAAGTGCAATTGCTTCTGGTTATGAATCTATTTTAATTTTTGAAGATGATATTCAGTTTACTAGCGGTTTTGAATACTTATTAAAAAAAGCAAATGAGCAGATTCCAGAAGGTTCTGATTTTCTTTTCTATGGGTTTGAGCAGGATAAAGGATTAAATGGATTTTTATATAAGGTTAATGATTTTTGGGTTATTCCTGGTACAGGTTGGGGTTGTCATGCTTATGCCATTTTAAATAAACAAACCTTATTGAATATTGAAAAAGGCACTCGCAAAATGGTGATGGAAATTGATAGGCAGTTTTCAAATTTGGTTTTATCTGCTTATGATATAGAACATTTTATGATGATTCCACCTGCAGTACATCAAATTGATTTAGGCACCAATGTTCAAACACATAAAGTAAAAAATGAAAAAGCTAATTGAAGAAAATTACCAGCTTGCTTTACAAATACTAAATAAGGTTGCTCCTAATCTTCCGGTTTTCCCTACATTAAATCGTGGGCCAAAAGCTTGGAATATTGAAAAGATTGAATTCCTATTTGAAAAATATGGAATTGATTCTAGTTATTTCCTAAAAGAACCAGCACCACAAATTTCAATACCAACAATTGAAGTAAAAGTGGAAGAAATTAGTGAAAATAAACCTAAAAAGCTTTCGGAAGAATCTCTTAAACAATTGGCCGAAATTTCGAATAAGAGAAAGGATTTATTTAAACTTGGTTCATTTATTCATGCCAATAAATTGGATGATGATACATTATCTGCTGATGAATTGAAGAAAATTACATTTGAGCAATTAGATATTTATGATAATCAAATACCTGGTTTAGATGCCAAAGAAAAATTCATTATTGAAAATGATAGGCTTCCAGATTCACCTAAGCAAACCACCAATAATCAAACAAATGTCGATATCAGTAATGAATTGGAAGTTTATAAGCGCACTCAAACACTAATTAAAAACATTGCTAGGGATAAAGTTAAATATCCTGCCAGAGCTGAAAAGTATAAGATTGAATTGGATTATCTTAAAAGTTTAAGCAATGGAACTAACTGAAGACCAAAAAAAGAAACTTGAAACTTTGGGCAGGTTGAATTATCCATTAAACATGGTTAAATCAATTTTGGCTATTAAAAATGAAAACTCAGAAGAGTTTGAAAAGGCTTTTTTTGATTCAGAATCAGAAGTTTTCAAACTTTTTGAAAAAGGAAGAGCAATTCATGACTTTGAAATTGATTCTGGTTTAATACGTGAAGCTGATTCAGGAAATATTGATGCTTTAAATAGGTTGGAAGAAAGATTAAAAGAACGTCAAGATGAAAGATGATAAAACACCATCATTGAGCAGCCAAAGGTATAATGAAACCTTCCTTAATCTTCAAAAGTATTGGTTTGATTCCACTGGTAAAGCCATTATTTCAGAAGCTGAGCAAAAAATATTAGATAGGTGGATTTATGCAGATAGAATGATCAGGCAAGAATATATGCATGAACATTTAATACCTCAAAAAATGGTTAAGGAGTTTGGAATAAGCCGTTCTACAGCATTTGAGGATATTAGAAATGCCAAGAAAATATTTGGCCAAATTTCCATTGAAGATAAAATGTATTATTCTTCAATCCATTATGCCTATGCCTTAGAGTGTTTTAAAAAAGCAGGAAATAGAAGAGATTTAAATTCTCAGGCCAAATTCCTGAGATTGATGAATGATATCAAAACCCAATGGGATGATGGTACTGAGGATAAAATGAAAGAATTAACCTCAATGGTTGAAAGCAGTCAAATTATGATTGTGGTGGATGACCCAACTTCAATTGGATTAAAAAAATATACAGAAGAAGACAAGAAACGATTACTATCTGATTTATTAAGTAAAACAGCCAGTGATGCACAATTTGAGGAATAATGGAGCCAAATAAAGTTTATTTCAATCCACCTCACTTGAGGTCTGCCCTATTTGATTGTCAGGAAGAATATTCTGTTTTAGGTCGTGGAGCTGCAAAAACATCTGGAATACATGCTTGGGATCAACGCAGGAAAATGTTATTAATGCCCAGAAGTAAGGGTATTTTTCTATTATCTACATATCAACAAGGATTAACTAGAATTCTTCCATCATTAATTCGAGGATTGGAAAGAATGGGTATTTATAAAGACCTACATTATGTTGTAGGCACAAGGCCCGATAAAAAATTAGGATTCAAAGAAGCTTTTGAACCACCATTGGATTATAGGCATGCTATAACTTTTTATAATGGTAGAACTGTTATGCTTGTAAGTCAAGATATACAAGGTTCTGCTAACGGTATTAATTGTGATGATATTAGTTCTGATGAAGTAAAGTATATTGATTATAAGCAATATTTAGATGAAGTTCTTCCAACCATGAGGGCAAATGAATCTGTATTTGCTCACCTACCCTGCCATTGGTCAATTAAAATGACTACATCAATGCCAACTGCAGCGGATGGCAAATGGATTTTAGATATCATTGACCGGGCAAAACAGGGTAAAAATGCAGCCAGAATTCAACTAATTGAAAGCTATTTGTTTGATAAACTTGAACTACAATCATTATTGCAGAAAGCAGTTCATTCAAGTGATAAGCTTAAACTTAAAAAGGAAATTCAAAAGATTGAGGATAAAATACAGCCATTAAGGTTTGGAACTGTATATACTCAAGAATCCTCATCATTAGAAAACCTATCTGTTTTAACTGAGAAGTATATCAGAAGGATGCATAAAATAATGGATAAGCATACCTTCAATACTGAGATATTAAATAAACGTCCTGAATCTGTTCAAGGTTGTTTCTATCCTAATTTAGATTTAGAAAGGCATACCTATCCACATGCATTTAACAATAATTACCTACATGATTTAGGGTTTGATTTCAAAGCAGCAAGAAGAGAAACCTGCTTACAGGATGCTGATTGTATTCCAAATGAACCATTAAGAATAAGTATTGATTGGGGTGCAAACATTAATTCAATGACCATCTGGCATTACTTCAATCTTAATCATGGACATGATAAACATGAACTTAGAGCTATCAATTGTATCTATGTTACTCGCCCTGATGGTATAGATGATCTAGCAAAGAAGTTCTGTGATTATTATTCTGCACATTGGAATAAGACTGTTTACTTATCACATGACCCTAAGACTGGTAACGAACGAAGACCAAACAATAAACTATTCCCAACATACTTAGACCAATTCGTTTACCATTTAAGAAAAGAGAATTGGGAAGTTCATATCATAACAGTTGGTGAACTACCTACCCATTCCACCAGGTATAGACTATGGCAAGCTGTACTTAAACATGAGAAGTCTGAGTATCCAACATTCATTGCCAATCAAACCAAGTGTAAGCTATTATTAAATTCAATGTTGAATACACCAACTATTGAAGACCATCGAGGCATATCAAAAAACAAATCATCTGAAAAGAATCCAAACGTAGAGCAGGAAGAGGCTACACACTTTGGTGATACTGCCGACATTGAGTTGGTTGACCTACTTAGAAACATCGTGGCTCCTGCCGGTGAATGGTATG